ATTAGGGCTTGTAGATTCTGCATCCATATGCTCTAAAAATGCTTTTGCGTTTTCCTGCGCAATACCTTTGCGTACGTAATACTTTTCGCCTCTGTATTTATAATACAATTCCTGCAGTTTTGCTCTTGTTCTTTTTATTGTACTTGGATGAGATAATACTTTTTTATCCATCAAGCCAAACAATATTGCTATTGGTTGCTTGTCTAACTCATACATAAAACCACTTTGTCTACGCCACACTTCTTGTATAAGTTCTAAATCATTATCTCTGCATTTTGGTACAAACTCCAATAAATGCTCTACTATTTCTACGCACTTTCTACTTTGCATATTTGCCTCCGTTTGTTTTTTTAAGTTCTGTTATTTTTTCACTTGCCTCTGTTACAGACATTCCGTCAAAATCCCAATCACTATTGTCTATACTTTTATTAGCACATAAAGACATTATAAATTTCTTCTGTGCATCTGTTGCAAGGCTTACAACATCTTTGTTAGCATATGCGAAACTATCACTTTCTATTTCGCTCATTGCTAAATCGTATACTTCTAATAGTTTTAATACGGCTCTATCAATACCACGCTTTTCTGCCATACATCCAATATATCTTGAAGTACAATTATTTGTATCTGCCTCTCCTGTTGTTGTTATTGCATTAATAACTTTGCCCTGTTCGTCTGTCTTACCCATAGTTACTAAATATCTAACAAGTGTTTCTGTGCTTGATAGTGTTTCTATTTTAATAAGACGTATACTCTCGCCCATTGCTATTCGCTCTATTGCATCGTGTTTAATAATATACTTACCACTTTGCTGATGTTTCCACATATCTACATCTTTTTGTAGATTGTATGCTTTTTTTATGTGATTTAACTTGTCCACTTTGCCTCCGTAATTATGAGAGTGGTGGGATAAGCATCCCTATAGTTGAGGCAGTTAACTATCCACTCTCTAATTTTCATTTACACTCTGCCTCTCTATGTATGTTTCCAAGTCCTGCTCCCTTATCCTATATTGGTTATTGACTTTGAACGACTTTATACTGCCTTCTATCAAAAGTTTTAAAATTGACCTATAGCCTATGTTTAAAATCTTTGATAATTCGTTTGGTGTATAAATTTTTCCTAACATATCTGTAATAATATAATCATACTTTACATTATAATACAATACAATTCTAAAACCATTTAGCATTTTCTAATGCTTTTTTCTTTTTTGCGTGTATTTTCTGTTGGTATTTTACGTTGCACGGCTTACATCTCATCTGCGTTCTGCCGTATGCTCTATTTCTATTTTCTGCAGTTAACTTATCCTTGCAGTCGCTACATATTTTACTCATCGCATCCTCCATTTACTACATAAACATATAATGGTTTATACTCTACACTACCTCGTATTGCATTGCCCTGCTCATCGTAATCAGCCATTAGATTCCAATCTTCACAAGCAACAGTTAACCATCCTAAAATAAAACCTATAATTAAGTATTTATTTTTTTTCATTGTTAGCCTCCTTCTTAACATATGCTCCGTTTACTATAATATAAATCTGTTTATCTCTAACATTATAATATTCTCCGTTAGATAAACCTTCCATTTGATATTTTGATTTCCATTTATTAGGCATACTGCCTCCCCTTTGTTATTAACATTTCCCTGTGGATAACCTGTGGACAAAAACATAAAAATAAATTATATGTCTTATTTTTTACTATGTCAGTAATTACAAACAAAGTATCAACATACTTTATCCACAATCTACTTTTATGCTTCTGTCGTCTAGGTTTCATCCGCTTATTCACAAATTAACATCCTATAATAATAATAATAGTTATTTATTAAATATTTATATATTAATATAATCATTGTCTAGTTTGTTAATAAGTACTTCTGTGGTATAAAAGTTTATCATAGACATTCTAGCCATATTTGATAACCTTACTTTACCATTTTCTATTTCTGAGATTCTTACGCTAGGATTACTATATCCAATAGAACTTCCAAACTCTTTTTGACTAAGTTTTAATTTACTCCTAATCATTTTACATAACTCACTTCCGTTAGTAATTATAAGTTTCTGCTTTGAATTTGATATATTCTGCGCATTATTTTTTTCGTTTGATACCATTTATTACTCTGTTTCCTTTCCTGCTTTTATTTGCATTTTTTTAATACTATTAGTTACTCTATTAACATTCATCATTTTAGTTTCTATATGCTTTTCTATATTTTTTAATGTTTCTACCATCGTTTCTGCTGAACCACTTATACCAAAATAACGTTTTAAAGGTGTAATACGCCAATGTCTATGTGGCCTTAAACCTTTACTATACAACGATAAATCTCTAATTGATAATGCAAGATTCCATAATCCTAAATTATAATTTCTATCGTTGTTTTTTTCATCGGTTAAATCAAGAAAAAACTGCGTGTTTTCGTTTAGTTGATTTTTATTCATTGCTATCCTCCATACATTCTAAACACATACGTTCTTCTGTGTCCATATCGTTTTGGTTAAATTTATGCTCACAAACTATACACGTGAATACCATTAGGCGCTCCTCCTATTATTATCTTTTATTTTACTTAACTTCTGTGGTTGAAAATATAAATCACGCTCTATCTTCATACCAAATGGACCAATTACAGATTTTAATTCTGATAAACTAAAATACCCTAACTCGCCTTCCCATCCTTGTACATATCCAAAGAACGTATCTTTGCCGTCAAACTCTATTGCATACCACGTCCACTCTCCCCAAGGTTGAAAGAACTTGCATACAACCATTGGGTCTTCTATGTTCTCTGATGTATATAACTTTGGTAACTTTTTTTCTATTGTTTTTGTAAGTAATTTCATTACTTTCTGCCTCCCATTATTTGTTTATGTAATTCGTCTAAATCTTCTTCTGTTAAATTTGCACGTGTTGCTGTTTTTGTTGATTTACCATAACTATCAATGTCGTACATTAATTTAAATACATCATCAAAAAATACACATATTTCTAACTTATTGTTTGAACTACAATCTAATACCATACTATTACTAAACATATTATAAGCATCTAAAAAATCTTCCTCATTATAAAATGTTAAGAATACCATATTGCTTTTGTCTTCCCACGTTTTTACTGTGTGTATTTTGTCTTGCATCTTTCTATTTACTGCCTCGTTTAACTTCATTTGTAACTCCTGTTTTATTTAATTTACATCGTAATTTAGTTTGTTTAGATAATATGATGCAAGTATTATTTTACTTTTTAAGTAATTTATTTTACTTTACACGATATAAAATTTACTTATTATGTAACTTTTTACTTGCATAGTAATTCTATGCTTTGTAAATTTATTTAGTTAACGATAACAAAATGAGGCAGTAACAATGAAAAAATGTATGATTAAGTTAAATGTCAAACAGATAAAAGTTATAGAAAAAGATAAAGATAAATGGCTTAATATATTCAAAACATTAGGTATAGAATATGAAGAAAAAAAGTTAGGTATCAATGGAATGGTTAATAGTCTTTTATTTGATGGTGTTACAACAGACACAGCGAAACTTGTAGGTAGTAGATACGATTTAGAGCAATTTCGTAAAATGTATATGGGAGGTAAGTAATGAATAAAGTAGATAAGACATTATTTGCAGGTATTTTTTCGATGCCTGTTAAACGTAAAAAAAATACAAGATTTGCAAAACTTATATTATTAGCATTAGAAAATAATTTAATGTTAGGCAAAGAATGTGGTAAATACATTTTAGAAGATAGTGAAGGTAGCGAGTGGGTTTGTAGTACGTTGAATGAAGTAGAACAAATTATAGAAATGGAGGCAAAGTAATGGAAATATTAAATGATGGTACAATAGCATTAGAACTTGGTAGAAATAATTATTATCTTCTAATGGAATTAATACGTGAAGGTTCAATTAGTACAAAAAATGTAGACATTGTATTTTCTAAAAAAGGCAGTAAATATGAATTGATTTGTAGTAAAATACAAGATGCAGAAATATTAATGGAAAGATTAGTAACGCATTTAGAAAAAAATGGTAAAGGAGGCATATCATAATGATAACTAATAGTAAATATCCACTTGACAAAAAATCTTTAGAATTTGCATTTAATGAACATTTAAAAGTTGGTTTAATAAAAAATGTAATTGATGCAGATAACAATGTAATTGTGGTAAATGAAGTTGACGGCAACAAATGGTTATGTTATATCGATAAAAAAATGTGGTCATTAACTTATGCAGCACAAGTAGTAAAAACAAAAACACGTGGTAATGTAAAAATGTGTTGGTTTCGTACGGCAGATTATTACATAGCAAATAGTAGAAATAGGAGCAACTAATGGGACGTAATAGAATAATGTCAGAAGAACAGCGTAAGGACTTAGCAAGATACACCAAAAGATTAAGATGGAATCCTGATACACAAAAACAATATTGGGAAATAGTCAAAGATGGTAAAGAGGTTGTAGGTACTGCAGGTTATTCGCTTTTTGCAGACAAATAAAACGTTGTAAATAGAAAACCCCACTCAAGCAAGTGGGGTTCTCTCTATCGTAGCAAGGATAAGGGGAGCGTTACGATATAGATGTCTAATAGGGTAAGCCTTGCTACCAAATTTCTTCTATCTTTAATTTGATTCTCCATAAGTTAGGCGCTAATTGGTTTATAGATAATCCATTTCTTGAATCAACTTTTGCTAACATAAATCCATCAGGCTTTGCGTAGGTTTTGTCAGGTTGAAATATAAATGGTAAACTAAATCCCATAGTCTTGTGTAGTAATTGTGCATATATACTTTTATCGTTTTTAATACTAATAGGATTTGCAGTATCAAATACATCTGCGCCATTGTCTTGCATTGCACTACTTGTAGTATCGCCTACGTGTAAATTGTTTTCTAAAGTAGATCCATCAACTACACCACTTGTAGGAAATATTGTATCATCATCTAAAAATGAAAATGTTAAATTATAAACTCGTTTGCCTGACTTTCGCCAATGTATGTCATCGTTAGTCTGTGATAGATAATCTAAATCATTGTTCTTATTTAGTTCCCAAGCAGGTTGTCCACTCCAAGCAGGTTTCTGCCACCATCTTGGATTTGTAAACGTTGCTCCATATTTAGAATCTCTAACATCTACGCCATACTCATAACTCTGTGTTAAGTTTAAATCTGCAGAAAATGGTACATCAATAATTTTACCTAATGATATTGCGCCTAGCCTTATATCTTGTAGTAATTGCGTATCGTCTTTTGATTTAAAATTAAATCCCATATACTTGCAGTTAGCATCATCTATTGGAAAAGTGTTTATTTTTTCTAAACTAAATCCATTGTACTCACTTGTTTCTGCTTTGTTCACAACTTCTGTAGTTAATATTTCCTGCCCAAGATTGTTTGTTGGGTCGTTTGTATAGTATGGTTTTACGTAAGTATGACTATGGTAAAAATTATGATTTAAATAGCCTATATACCAATCATCGCCTGTATACTCGTGCATATGATTCATTCCTGTAGGTATTGTAAATCCTACACTATCTTCGTTTAAAAATATAGTACCATAATTTGATGCATAGTTTAAAATTGCATCGTCTATTGGATTAAAATCTAAAAACTTGTGTATTGTATTGTAATCTATTGCAGGTATTGGCTCATTATCATAAACTTTTATATTGTTGTTTGTTTCTGCTATTTCGCCTAATATACCACAATGCTTTAAGAATTGTAAGTGGTCTACATAGAATCTAGGTACAAAAACTTTATCTCGCATTATTTACCACCTTTCTTCCGTTTGGTTTTAGTTTTTTGTTTTGTGTCTTTTGAAATTTTCCTACTTTTTATTTTTCTTGCAGTTTTATAATCGTCTGTAGATACATCAAGTGCTTCTACATTTTTTGATGTTAAAAAGTTTTTAAATGTTTGTTTTGGAACTGCTCGTATACCTTTTTTGTAAATAAATTTATTAGCACCAAAATTATCCATATCTTGAACAAAACTATTAGATTCTTCATTTATTAAAGTAGTCATTTTATCAATTATTTGTGATTGTGGTTGATATGTTCTTATATAAGCATCAACGCTATTATTGAAATAATCTACAACTTTACAATTTAAAATTACCATATCGCCATAATATCTTGCTATTATATTTGGTAGTGCTAATTTTTTAGTAGTATATATAAGAACTTTATTACTACCTGCAACTACAGACCAATCATAATCTAATTGACTTTCTATTAAAGCATTATTTCTACAAAGTAATTGTATACCTGCAACATCACCATCACTAAAAATTTTTATGTAGTTATCTTCTAAAGTTAGTTGCGCTTTTGATATTGGTGTCATATTATCCATATTGTGCCTGTGTTAATTTATTAATATTAACAGAATATCCTAATCTATTACCATCATTTGCTGCGTGATATATAACTGCATATACAAATATTTTTTTAGTTAATATATGTTGTTGTTTTAATTCTGCAGGTATTTCAAATTTTATAGAAGGTATTGTACCAACAGAATCAATGCTATTGCCAAACTCATCATAAATTTCTACGGCTTCATATGATACATTAAATATTGCAGTACCATTATCTTCTACATCATTTTGTCCATTAGGTATAAAATCAAAACCACTATCAGCATTAGTATCATAACCATATGGGTTAGGCTCATCGATTAACCAACCAATAACTTGTAGTCTATCGTTGTAATCTGTCATAGTAATATTAGTCATTTCAAAAGAATAGTAACCTTCATCAGGCCATAAGTATGGAGCGCTATTAGTATATGGATTAAGAATTAATTGTGGACTTTGTATTAATTCATAATAAGGTACATTATTATTATTACCATATAAATACTGCAGATAGAAAAAATCTTTAGGCGCTAATGGTAAGGCTTGTGTTACCATAGTTGGAATCATATCTGATGGTCCATAACCAAACGCTTCATTAAATTGTCTTGAATATAAAGCAAAATGCTGTTGTAAATCATCTAAATTTCCATATGGGTCTGTCATTAGTTGTCCATTATGACACGTTGTAAAGTTTAAAAATTTATGGCTCAATGGTGAATCATCTAAATATCCATTTTCTATACTATATCCTTGCGAGGTTATATATCCTATTTCATCTGCTCTAAAATTTAAAAATGCCTGCATATCATTACTTGAAATATTATCATAAATGTATCCTGTAAAAGCGCCACTATTAACTAATTGATTAAAAAAAGTATTTACTTCTAAATAGTTTTCGTCAAAATTGAAATTGTATCTAAAATTATTAGGTTGATTTGCTACGTGATTATATGGTTGTCCTGTTACGATATAATAATCAGGAAAATTATTATCATATATTACATTAATTTGTACACCGTGTACTGTTTTAGTAATAGCGTATTTTAAATATTCTGCAAATGTTAAATTGCTACTATAATTATTCCATAAATCATTACTTATAATATTTAAATGTCCAAAACATCCTTGATATTCTCCTAATTCATTTGGAGCATATCCTGATGCTAAAAAAGATGCGTTTAATTCTGTTTGCGGCATATTATGATTAAAATAATATAATAATCTAGCATATGGCGTATTACAATATTGATAGTGTTTTGCTATTTCTTGATGCCCAAAAGTATATGCAGGAGCGTAAATGTCTTGAATTTCGCCATCAATGTATTCAGGTGTTAAATAATTATTAGATGCAAGATACAATCCCCAACTACCTAAACTTTCGCCTAAATTATTAACTACAGATGTCGCACTTTCTGTAGCAAATGTACACATATCTTCATCGTTTACATCCTGTATAGTTGTTAAACCTGCATCAACTTGTTCTTGTGTTAATTGGTAAAATGATTCATTAAAACCACTAGTATCGTAGTTTAATGCGTTAGGGTTACCACATACACTATTTAATAAAATACCTTCGTTTTGTGTTGTTTCTTCTACATCATCTACTACAATTAAATTAATCAATGCAATTATGTCTATTATATCTACTTTACCATCACCATTTATATCCATAGCCTTAAATTTAGGAGGCGTGTTAGGATAAATATTATTATCATCATTTTGCAATATAAAATTAACTGTTTCTACTATGTCAATTACATTAATGACTCCATCACGATTAACATCGCCTAAAAAATAACAACTACCATTGTCTATAGTTGCAGTTGGATTAAAATTAACTGCATTAGGATTAGTGCAACCAAACGTTTGATATGATACATTAGGTTCTGTCCATCCGTGATTACCATCTTTGCCTAAATACCATAACTGCATTACTGTACAGGAAACGCCTTTGACAGACTTACTTACCTTTGTTACAATAAACGCAGGATAACAATACATTCCGTTGATTTCCTGCAATTTTGTGTAGTCATAATCAAAAGCATCTAACCCTAATACCTCATCAAATTTTATTATATCGCCTGTTTCTAAATATAAATATTTTAATGGTAAGTTTAAATCTATAGTTAATTTTGATTGACAGTTATTTAATAAATGATATTCTGCATATTGCGTAGCATATCCATCATTTTGATTTGTAGTGTCTATTGATGAATTTAATTTTTTACTATCCCATAAAATTTTTGAACGTATATAGTCACTTGTCATAATCTGCGTTGTTGGTACATCGCCATAATATGTATCGCTGTAGGTTGTGTTTTCTGTAGTAAGATTAAAATCATTTATATCTACAGATAAAGTCGCTTTATAATCTTTTGTTCCATAATCTTTATGGTAATGTAGTTTTAATGCTTTTATTAAGTTTTTAAAATGTGTTTTTTGATAATTAAAATTAATAACATCTAATTTAGTTATAGTGCTTGTTACATCTTCATAGACATATTGTTTTTTTAACGGCACATATTTAAAAGTTCCATCAAAACCAAACTTTGCTGCAAATGGAGCAAATTTAGTAATTTTCTGTATTAATTCTTTTGCTTTGATAGGTTCTAATTGTGAAAAAGCGCAGTTACTTAATGTGAAATTGTTACTTTCAAAATTAAAACACTCATCATAGGATTCTGCATCATATCTTTTTTCAGGTACATCTAATTCTAATCTTAATAAATTTCTTATTATCCAAGCAAATCCGTATTGATGTCCATTAGCAGTATTGTAATCTATTATAAAATTATCTTTACGGCCTTTATCTACTCTTATAAAATATTCTCTATTATATATATCATTTATTACTATATCTTTTTTTAATCTAATATTATAAAGTTTAATTTCTCCCCAATGGAAATAATGAAACATATGTGGCTGTACACCTAAATCTGTACCACCTCTAAAATATAAATCATCTGCATAAGGGTTATTACCCCACCCTATAAAAATATCTTGATATGATGATAGTCCTGCATCAACAGTATCATTACCTGAAATAGAATTAATAGATTTTATTCTCCATCTTGAAAATGGAAAACTAATTGCTTCTGCATCAGTGCCTCCTGTATTATCTTCTTCTGCAAAAAATGCTACACCATTGCCTCTTGATTTATGATAGTTACTTTCGTTTGTTAGTTGTTCCTCTGTTCTATCCCAATGCCTTGTTTGCCTTGATGTATTAAACCACATATTACCAACTCTTTGACTTTGTGGATAATAATAAGGACCAATACCTATACCATCTGAACCATCAGTTGTACTCGCATCATAAAAATTTACGCCTTCATTATTACTCCAATCAAAAATATGTTTATTTCCTCCGTTACCATTTATAGAAAAAGCAACCTTTGTAGATGCTCTACAAAACGCTTTGACTAAAATTTCTACATTGCTTGGATTATTAGGTATCTCTGCTAATTCTGAACTAAATGGAAATGAATCAGGATTAAATGATGCTTTAATTTGAAATGAAGAACCAAAAGCCGTTCCTCTACTTCTTGGATTAAAATGCCCATACATTCTTATATAACTATCTTCATTCAATCCCCCACCATTACCTATTTCATCCATACCCAACTCAGGATTAAAAGTATCTGTAGGTTGTTTTTCTTCAATACCATATTCATTCGTACCTGTTACTACAGCATTACTTTCTACAGATTCTAAATTAACATCGTTTATATGTTCGTGTGGTTGTAACACATTATTTGAATCTATAAATCCTGTTATTTTTTCAGGCTTTTCAAATATTGTAAGTTTTAAAGCGTTTCCGTGTGTGTGGCTTATTTGCTCATTAGTTTCATATAATTGTTCTAATAGTGTTAAATCGTCATCATTATTATTACCTTGATATTCTATATAACTATCTTCTGCAGTTATATCGTAATCACGTACAAAAAAATCTACAAAATTATTACCAATAACATAATTATCATTTCCTGCAGTATAACTTTCTTTTTGTACATTATAATATTTACCATCTTCTAAAACTAATACAGGGTCTTGGTTAATAAAATTGTTACCATAAGTATATTGCTGTGTAGTAGGCGCTTGTGCAAATTCTTTAGAATCTGCATAAAGTTTTATACGTGATGAACCATATGATGATATTTGTTCGCTCTGTGTATAGGGTACAGGAACTGCATCGTTATTACCATATACCATAGGTATTGTTGCGCTTTTATTACTTCCAACAGTATAAGCACTAGGCAATGTTTGTATTGGTACTTCTGTTTCTAAATAATTGTCTGAATAATCTTCTATTGTAAAATTAATAGACCTATCATTGTGTTTAATCGATTTAATCATTCCTAAAAATACAGGAAAACAATCCTGTAAAGTTTTACAACTAGGCGTTTTATAAAATATAGCACACTTTTGATTTAAATATGATGTTTTACCAATTATCTCTGACAATCTTTTACCATTTGCTATCATATTAGTACATCTAATATTTACACTATTTATTTTATATTTTTTACTTTCAAAATCTACTTTTTCTGAAAATTTACCTAAATCTAAATCTACATCTAAAAAATATTTGCTAGTGTATTGATTTGTTAAATTAAATCTATTTTGTACTTCTAAAAATAAATCTGAATTTATAAATGATTGTATGTAGTCTTGTATAGAATCTTGTGGATATTGTGCTTGTATATAATCTACATAGGCTTGTGTATCAAATTTAGCAAACGTTTCAAACTTTTGTTTATTTGTAGATAAAAAAATTGAAGGACTAACATTCTCCGGTTTTTCCCAACCAACAATATTTGTTGTGTCAGTATTACCTGCAAAAATTGCGCTAGAAATAACTTGATAAGCATATGAAAACGCATCATAAAATTCAGGTATGTATGGACTTCCTAATCTTGTTTCAATAGTTGTAGGTGTAGCAACATTAACATTTTGGTTTGCGGTAAGCCTACTAAATATACGTTCATCTATCCAACCAAATACTACAATAGGTTCTAATTGTACGTTACGTGTATTTATGTCTGATTTAAATTTAGGATAATCATTAAAATCTATCATTCTAAACTATCCCCACGTCTTATCGCATCTTGAATCATAGGTATTGCTTGTTCTACAATAAAATCTTCGCTCATTACATTACCTGTAAAATTAACACTCACATTTTGTCCACTTTCTTGTGGTCCTCGTATATTGGGAGAATCTAACGGAGTGATGTTTACATTTTCTGCCCCTCGCTCACCTGCTAGGAATAATGTTGGTTGTGTTACTTGTCCACTATAACCTGTTGCGGCTTGTTTTACTTTTTGTATTTGTGCAGCACCTGCCGCTGCAGCAACTGCGGCTTGCGCTACTGCTATTCCTTGTGGTATTGGGTATGGTGCAGGTACTGCTAAACCACTATTATAAGCATCTTGTACAGATTTAGGTACACTTATCATTAAGTCTGCAATCTTTGCTGCTTTTGCTAATTTTTTTGCTTTAGGTTGCATTTCTGCTATTAAATCTAAATCTGCAACCATTTGTTTTCTACCTTGCTCAACTTGCTTCCATTTTTCTTCTGTCATTTCTGCAAGTAATTCTTTTCTAGTTTTATGTCTTGCTTTATCTTCTTCTAATTTATTATCTTCTATTTCTTTGGTTTGCTCATCTGCCTCTGCTTTGTTTTCATTAAAAACTATTAATCCTTCTGTTAATGATGCTAATTCTGCTCTTATTTGTTCGCCCATTGATGAGTAATTATCTGCAACAGTTGTTGGGTCAGGGTTTAAAATTTTATCTAATTCTGTTTGTATTTCTCGTATTCTTGCATAATTAGGTTCTAATGATGCTGTTGGGTCAATCTTATCTGTCATCTCTAAATCAATTCCTACTGCGCCTAATACTTTGTTTGCTTGTGATTTAATATTATTAAATATATCAATAAAAAAGTTTTTAATATTAATTCCTAAAGTTTTGAATTGTATAACTATTACTTGTCCTAATGTAGCATCAAACGCTTGGAATCTTGCAAATAAATCACCAAATAAAGATTTAAAAGTATCTAATATAACACTTGCTACACCAACAAAAGCGCTTTTTGCTAATGGCTTAACACCATCAAAAAGAATCCCAAAAACATTATATAAAGTATCGCCTAATCGTGTTAGTAATATTTGGAAATTTTCGTAATTTAACGTTTCTTCCCAATTTACTTTATCCATAAAAGCAATCGCATTATTTAATCCTTCTGTAACTTTAGATGCTAAATCTTTTGCAAACGGAAGTATTTTATCGCCTACTGCAGCCATCAATCTACTCCACGCATCTTGCATATTTGATAATTTACCCTGCCACGTTGTTGCTAATAAATCTGTAGCACCTGCAATCATACCATCAGGGTCTGTCATTGCGTTTACTAGTGCTTCTCTAAATTCAGGTAAAGTAAGTTTACTTAAATCTTCAATGCCTTCTGAATCTTTTATTAATTGTAATATACCACGCTCTCGCAAAATATCTGCAGCACCTGCTCCACCTGCAAATGCTCTACCCATTGCACCTGCGGCATCAACAATATCTACACCCATAAAAGCAGCCAAGTCTGCAACAGGTTTAATACTTTCTTCTGCATTTAAACCAAATGCTTTTAAATTCACACCTGCTTCTACAACGTTTGCAACTGCAAATGGCGTTGTTGCTGCAACTTTGTTAAAATTATTAAACAACTTTTCTGCTTGTTGTATAGAGCCTGTCATTGCCTGTAATCTTGTTTTAAGTGCTTCAAATTGTCCTGCAGTTGTTATAGCAGTTTTACCTAACTTTGCTACTCCTCCTGCTAATAATAATGGACCAAGCACTTTCGCCATTTTCATAGCAGTAGACGTTACTCCACCAAATGCTTTTTTTGTTTTATCTACGCCTTTTGGCTCAAATACTATTGGTATTGTAGGCATTGTACTCCTTACTTCTTATTTGCTTTCGTTTCTTTGTTAATAGAGTCTATTTCTTCATCGATAATAAAGTAATCATCTATAAAAGATACAGGCGTTTCTTGTACTGTAGAGTATACAGGTGTTTTTGTTTTGTTTGAGTAAGTTACTTTTTTTATAGTATTCTGTATTTTATTACATACTAACTTCTCATAATCAACAAAATATCCTGCACTTATATATAAACTTTTACCTATATTATCTGTTCTATTTTTGTCGTGTGCATTGTCATATATACGTTCTAACTCATCGTAGACATCTTGCATACTTTCAAAAAGCATTTTTTTCATTATAGAAGGCGCTATTGCCTTATATGGAAAGTCACCAAAGTAATTTTTAGATAAGCCTTTATAACTTATCCAACAGTTAATCCTTACTTTGATTTCGTGGACTTTTTTCCGTCATTACACCATTCTACAACTTTTAAACCTAACTTTGCAATTTCTTCTGTACTTAATTCCATTAATTGTTCGTCAGTTACGTTTAATGCTTTTCTTATTATTTTTACAAACGAACTAAATTTAGCATCTGCACTCGCCTCTTGTGCTAAATCTAATATTTCAACTCTTAAATCTAGTGTAATATCTTTTAATTCGTATGTATGTTTTTTATCTAACTTTATTTCCATTTCCCTTATCCTTTTTTTTTATTATGATATAGTAATTCCTAACATTTTTGTAGCACTACTTATGTCGTCATCGCCTACAACAGTAAATGGTATTGTTTGCATCAATACTGCGCCACCATTATCTATTGTTGGTTCGTTAATGTAACATTTATCTAATGCTATTGCAAATCCTGATGATTCTGCAATGTTTATATCTACAGTTGTACTATTTCTAAAATTTGCAATTAAATCGTGTATATCATCGTTTCTAATTGCAGTTATAGAACCTGTTACTTCAAAGCCACCAATCATAGCATATCCAAATGGAGCATATGTGCCTGATGTATTATCTCTGTAATGTATTCTTTCTATAGTACGTTGTACAGATAACTCAAATCCTGCTATTACTACTTCATTACCACTATCAATAGTACAACTTGCAGTTGCTAAACTTCTAATGTTTTTTGGTGTACCTGTATCATATGCAGGACTTGTAATATCTTCACCATCATAATATGGATAGTATGCAGTTGCCCAACTTATTGTACATACCAATTCACCACCTTCACTACCAATATCTTCTGTTAGTGTAAAGCCTGTACCTACGCATCCTTGTAAAACTAAATTGTGAAGTGTTGCATCTGCTCCACCCTCAATAAATCTAATTTCAAAAGTTTTTGCAGATGATTCGCCGTGTTTATATCCTGCTGTTGGAAACTCGTAAGTATTATTTAGTGTTGCTTCACTTGAGGATTGCTCAAAAACTGCTTGTGTTGCTAATAATACGGAAGTAGGTGTTCCTCTTAATGTTGTATCAAATGTCCATAATTTAGTACCTTCTGCGTGATGTCCTTGTGATGCAGTTTGCACAAATTGTCCGTTTCTTGGTGCAGAATATTCTACAGGTACACTTGCTTCAGGTATAGTGAAACTTGTTGTCTGTAATTTTTTTAATCCTGCATCATCAGGTTGTGCGCCTACATTGGTTTCTGCTTGATACCAAACAGAAACGTTTTGACTTGGAAAGTAATTAGTTGCTTGAGCCATTTTCTATTTCTCCTTTTCTGTTTTTTTGGTATCTTTCTTTGATACCTTTTTTGGTTTATCTATTTGAAATAAATGTTCTTTTATTTCTTTTGGTAAATTTTTATATGCTTGTTCATCTAAAGTTATGCTACCTCCTATTGATAATAATTTATCTGTACTAGGATGAAAATACTCAATTTTACTATCTTTAAATGAATCCTTTGCTTTATACTTCGCCATCAATAATCTCCTTAAAATTGATTAAAATTCGTTGCGACAACATCAAGTTCTGCAATGTATATGGTTTCGTCATCGTTATTTTCGTCATCATTTACATTATATGTAATTTGTTCTACTTCTAACTTTGCCCAATTATTAGATGTTTTATTTACTTGATTGTCTATAAGTTTCTTTTTCAATTTGTCTATTCTGTTTTTTATAAATTCGTTTTGCGATGTTTTGCTAATATCTGCCTTTGTATAATATCTAACAGTAATATTATAAGTACGTACCTCAAAATTCGTTGCTATATCTTCGCTACTACTCGATTCCAAATTAATGCGAATACATTCATTACCAAGCATAGAAAAAACAGGATTGATATATACATTAGGAAAATCATCATCAAGAATAAATTTAATACTTTCTTCAATCTTTGGAAATGCGATTTTGTCATAGGTTACACTCATTATTCTTCCCCAAGTCGTTTGCCTACTCTCCAACTATGCGTAGCCTTAATTGAACGTACACCTGCGTTAGTCGTATTCATTGCAAAGTTTCTCACAACTATATGCCATTCATCATCTACGGCCATTGAATTACCTTCAAATCTAAAATAAATTCCACTTAATTCTTGCAATGCACCTGTAACAAATTTATCTGTTAGTACTTGTGAACCATAAAGTTTATCTGCTCCAAACATAAATGCACTTATTTTTGCAGTACCATAAACTCCACCTGTTGTACATTTTATTTTTATTCTGTCAAATGGCGCTCCTATAAAAGAACCTGCAGTTTCTACAAGATGCATAGTGCCTGTACGTGTAACTTCTACAATATCGCCTTTATAATCATTAGAATCTACTTCAAAAGCAAGTTTAAGTTTACCTGCATTTATTCTGTCTACAATACTTTCTAACTCCTCTTTCAATGCTTCTGCATCAGGATGTTGTGGATTCTTTGATACGAGCAGGTGATGGGCAACGCATAACGCAGTTGCTCTCTTTATGATATAATCATATTCAGGTTCATCTGAACCATCAGAGGCATCTGCATATTGAAACGCCTTTGGGATAGGTCTTGGAAAACGAGCATCTAACATACTAGATAACTCCATAGAACAATTAACTATCGTTCTATCTATTAATGTCGCCCAATCTTCACCTGCTTCCATAAGTAATTCGTTAGGGTTTGATGACGAAAAAAATACTTGTACAGAATCTGTGCTTGATGAGTAATTAAACTCATAGTCTGCATTAGGCGTATCTGTAACTTCCGTACCTTTTACTCCGTCAATAAATATTTGTGTAATTAAACCTGTATTATTTGCTTGATATAAATTAGAAGTATCTGTTGTATTCCAATTACGTAAAACAACTTTGTTGTCTGCCTCGTCTATATTTGGATAAACGTCTTTTACATCTCTTTGTGTGCAATATTTAAAATCTGTTTTAGCCATTTATGCTCCTTAATTATAACCTATCACTTCTACAGTTGTAGGTATTTTGTTATTACAAGAACGTGCAGATATTTTCTGTATGCTATTATAATTATTTGATGCAGTTGATACTCCTCCACTATGTGCAGATTGATATGCTACCGAAAACACAAACTCTGCATTAGGTGGACCAACAATATCTAACGCACCTGTTTCGTAATTTATAGTACCATTTGCAACGCCTCGTATATTTGCGTTACCATCATCAAAAGCAAAAACTGCAGTATTAGGTATAGAATCGTATGTAGCCTTATCATATAATACATCTTCAGGTAATCTTGCAGGAACAGGCGCTTCTACGTCAGCAGGAAACACACCAATAGCATTACCAATTAAATTTGTACTTGAATTACCTGTAGTCCCTGTTGTAAGTGCTACTGCAGAACTACTCAATCTTGATAATGATGTAAATCTTAAATCGCCATTTACAATACCTACTCTAACTTGTTTATTTAATAATGCACTTCCACCTGTTGTAGCCTGTGTATCAAGTATTGCTTGTATTTTGCTAATAAAGCCATTTGCTCCACCAAACTTTGTATTTGATGAATCTATAGTTACTGCTACCTCAAATGCACTGCCTCCATCAACTGCTATTTTAAAATAATATGTAGTACCTGCAGTTAAACCTGTATCTGTATTTAATGATATACCGGACAATCCTAACTCTTGATATGCTTGATTATAAAACTTCATATTAAAACTGCCGGGAACGAATCCGTCTGCAACGCCTGTTAGGTTTCTGCCATATCCCATAAGGTTTGTTATTTTTAATGCTCCATTAGCATCTGTTCTTGTTGTTGAATATTTATCAAAATCTGCTGTAGTATTAAAAAATGCTAATCTTACTGCTTGTGAATCTGTATGTGTTGCTGCACTTGAACCATACTGTCCTCTTAATACAGTCAATGCTCCTGCGCCATCTTCAGTAGCCTTTGCAGTAACTTCCATTATTTCGTTTTCTACTCTTAATAAATCGCCTACTTTATATAATGCTAAATCATCAACATCTATTTCTGTTTCGCTTCCGTCTACTGCCTCATTTAATCCGTCAGCATCTAAATCCGTATACATATTTGCATCAGGTGCAACATTGTCTAATACAACTGCGTTTGCTCCACTTGCATCTTCTGCATAACTTAAAAACCTACTGCTAGGAAAATAAATATATTCTAATGCAGGTAATAAAAACGTAACGTATCTTGATGTTGTAGCACTGCCCGGACCAAGGTCTACAGAGTTTGCAATATCTGTATTTGAACTATCTACCCAATCCATTAATTCTACTTGTATTTCTGATGCTACGTTGCTTTGATTGTATATACACAAGCCTTTAGAGCCTGATAAAACATTAGTACCTTTTGTAGATGAAAAAGATACAATCTCTATAAATCCATCTGTATTATCTACTTCTTGTGATACATTAATAGACTCTGTGTATGATTTATTGCTTGAAAAATTTCTTCCGTTAATTTGAAAATTTGTATTTAATTTTGGCATTGCCTACTCCTTTATAAATGGTATTTTATTTGTACGTTTACGTTATAATTAGCATTACTGCTATCGCCTTTGATTGTAAAAAAGACTGCCTTACCTGCAGCGATATTTGCAGAGTTTATAGTCATTGATTGAAAATAAGCCTGTTCATAACCTAAACTACTTATATCTGCTCCTGATGCAACTACAGTACCACTCGTTAAATCGCCACCTGTAGAACCATTTGAATTATCAATAGTATAACTCATCAAATGAAATCTTAATGTATCGTTACCACTTGCATCACCTGCACACCAAACTTCTACAGAATCGATTGTTACTGCAGTACTTACGTACCACATACAACTTATTACATCATCTGCTGTTGTTGATATTGTTAAGGATGTATCAGGGTCTGTGCCTGTGCCTAATGTCATTCCTGTAGCACCTGCAATAATACGAGGTACGCATAAATGAGTACTGCCGTCTACATTCATAGCAGTACCTGCAAAATGAGCAAATTGTGTATTAGCGTATTGTTGATTAATACCTGCTTTTACTAAATCGTTTGTAGTATCAACAGTGAACAAAGCATTTCCGTCTGCATCTTGTACTTGCAATGCAGTTGTATTATCTGTATTTGCTTTGATTTGTGTGGCTCTGTCAGACAATGATAAACTGCTTGTATTACCTGCGCCGTCTTTAATTGTTTTTAATGTTGTAGTAAATCCATTGTTATCATTATCAATATAAAATAAATCTTTATAAATTTCTGATAACGTCTTATTAATTATTCCTGCCATTTATACTCCTATGAAATATCCATTGTAACGGTTGAGTGTATCCAAAAACTTGTTCCGTCTGTTCCTGTTGTTTTTCTTACAGTAATAAACATAAAATCGCCCTGTGTAACAGATGTAGCATTAAAAGATGTTGTTTCTTTATGTAAAAATCTACTTGCAGAACTAAAATCAAATGTCATATATCCTAAATTATCTATAGTCATATTTGTAGTACTTGCTAATTCTGTATCTAATGTAGGCTTACTTGCTAACCATACACCTACCTCTACATCACTATCTGCTGATGCGCCTGATGATTCAAC